GCCAGAGACACTCGCGGCGTTTATCGCCAAGGCAGCAATCTTCAACGATCAGTTGGTTGACTGGGCAAAGGATTTGGCGAAGGAAAAACTTGCCAATGGCGAGGAAGTTCCCGGATACAAGTTACAGACAGTCAAAGGAACGGATTTTATTGACCCGACGCAAGTTGCCAGAGCGTTTAATGTTTCTGGAGCAACTATGCAGGAAGTTGTTAAGTTCCTCGGAGATAAAGTAAAAGCATTAGATATGCGAGATTTTCTTGATAATCGTCAATGCGATTTCCAATTTGATGTTATTCAAGGAAAAGGATATACTAAATTAACTACAGACAGAAAAAAGAAGTAAAACTAATAAATAAATACATAAATACATGAATATCAGACAACGAAACAAATGGCTTGATGGTTTTAATCTCCGCATTAAAACTCAAGATGAATGGATCGAGGACATTATGAAAGTTCCAGTATATGCTCGCGCACTTGTTGCACGAATGATCTGGTGGGACTATGCCAGCGAAAAGTTGAGCAAGGACAAATGGGAAAAGTTTGACCAATTCCTTGTGCCTCCATACGACGATGTATCTCCACGGGCATTGATCAACGGATTGATAATTTGCGGATACACTAAAGATCGCGCAAACACTCGCGTAAGGAGGGCAGCATGAACATATATCAAAAAATTTGGTTTGATTATTACAAAACATTTAACGCAGATGAAAAATATAAAAAATATGACAAATTTTTATATGATTATTTAGTAAAAAATTCTAATTCAGATAAAAGGAGGACAAAATGATGGGCGGCTACAACCTAAAAGAAGCTGGATGTTCCAAGGTCATCGACAACACGCCAGAGGACTGGAAGGAAGCAACACTTGCGATCATCAAGGCAATGGCATCCAGCGGCATGACATTTCACGCAGAGGATGTTCGCAAGCTCGTTGGCGATCCGCCTAATCATCCAAACGCTTTTGGCGCGATGTTCAATGCAGCAATGAAATTGAAACTGATCGTGCGTGTTGGTGATATTATGGCTACACGCGACAACGCTCACGCTCGGAGAATTTCGCTTTACAAGGGCGCAAGATACGCCTAATGTAGTGCCGCCTCGTTTGAGGCCGATGTTTAAGACCATCGATAAACACTAAAACAATTTGCCCTTCCTACTGCCGTCGTCATTCGATAGATGGAGTCTTACTTTAGGAGGGGCTTTTTTTAGACTATGAAAATCAAAAGACCCTCATTTCAGTTTTACCCTTCAGATTGGCTGCGAGACACAGCACTCCGATCCTGTTCAATTTGCGCTCGCGGATTGTGGATGGATATGCTTTGCTACATGCACGAAGGTTCGCCTTACGGACACTTGAAGGTTGCCAATAAGGTTATCCTTCCATCCAACCTTGCACAGATGGTTGGACTAACCTTGGAGCAAGTCGAGTGTTCACTAAAGGAGTTGAGAGACGCAGGAGTATTTGACGAGACAGAAGATGGAGTAATTTTTTCACGCCGCATGATCCGTGATGAAAACATCAGAAACGCAAGAGCTTCTGGAGGAAAACTTGGAGGCAATCCAGCATTGATGGTTAAGGATAAGGTTAACCTTACTATTAACCTTGAAGATGCAATAGAGGATAATCAAAAACCAACCCCTTCATCTTCTACTTCTTCTTCATCTTCTTCTTCAAATACAGAAAAGAAAACAAAGACAGCAATCCAGCCATTCACAGTTGATGATCAAGTCTGGAACGATTTCATTGCACTTCGTAAAGCTAAACGCGCACCTCTCACTGAAACTGCATTGAACATGATTGAAAAAGAATCTGAACTTGCAGGCTTGACACTCCAAGAAGCACTGACAGAATGCGTCACCCGTGGGTGGCAATCATTCAAAGCTGACTGGATCAAACCAAGGCAGCAACAGGTTGAGATGACATACTCACGGGCTTGCTAAAACATACATACATGAAAAAATATTACGAGGATTCACTGGTTACGATCTATCATGCTAACTGCATCGATGCACTACCAGTCATAGGTGAAGTTGATTGCGTTGTTACTGACCCGCCATACGGAATTGATGGAGGAAACGGAGGCACAAGCAAGTTGCGCGGAAAAGGAAACTACTCATCAGACTTTGATGACACTCCAGAATATATCCAGTCAGTTGTTGTGAAGGCTTTGTTTGAAATTGCAAAATGGAAAACAATGGCATTAACGCCCGGATTTTCAAATATACATTTATATCCTCAAGCTCAATCATTCGGTGTGTTTTATTGCCCTGCTGCTTGCGGTCGCCAAAGATTCGGTTTTGCAGATTCCAATCCAATTCTTTATTACGGATGGCATCACCTCCAAGGCAAGGGCGCAAAACAATGCAGTATCCAAGTAACTGAATCACCAGAAAAAAATGGTCATCCATGTCCTAAACCAGAGAAGGCATGGTCTTGGTTGGTTCAGAAGGTTGCGACAAAAGACATGATTGTTCTTGATCCTTTCATGGGTTCTGGCACAACGATGCGAGTTTGCAAGGACAATGGAATAAAGTCCATTGGCATTGAGATGAACGAAAGATACTGCGAGATTGCAGCGAAAAGAATGTCACAAGAAGTTTTTATTTTTTAATACATACATGAAATCACTACCTATCGCAGTTACCGCAGAGAAGGCGGCACTATCACTAATCGCAATCGATCCAGAGGTTCTACCGCACCTGTCTTGGAACGCTGATCTTTTCGCTCTGGAGCAGCACAAGCTGATCTTCAAGGCACTCGAAAGGGTTTACCAGCGGACAGGATCAACAAACGCACTGGGGGCAATCTCTGACCTCGAAACAACTGGCAAGCTCAATTCCGCTGGAGGAAAGGATGGTGTCATTGAAACGCTCAAGACCATCTTGCTTGCACCGGGAGCCATGAGCGTTGAGACAGCAGCGGACTATCGCTCGCAATTGCTCAAGGCTAAAGGATACCGAGATGCTATTCGGACATGGGAGGAAGCGCACGACGATGTTTGCGCCATGCGAGCTGACCTACCAGCAATCGCGGAGTCACTGGCTAATGCCATCCAACCAGAAACAAATTCCAAGACCGTAAAAGAGCATTTGAGCGATTTCTTGGACGATCTGGAGAACAAGTCGCCATTGGAAAATTTCGCAACTGGAATTCCGAAGGTTGACAAGCTGCTCGGTGGTGGAATGCGCCGAGGTGAGATGCTGGTAGTAGGAGCGCAGACCAGCGGAGGTAAATCAATTCTGCTATACCAAGCTGCACTCAACGCACTGCTGGATGGAAAGGCAGTAACGATATTCAGCCTCGAAATGCCAGCGAAGTCTATACTGCAACGCATGGCCTGCAACTTGATTGGAAAGACCATTGTCCCAATGCGTGAGATTGATGCAGTCAGTGACTGGAAAACAGTTGCCAGTGCGAAGGACATCACAAGTGCAATCGGTCAATTGCTGCAAATGAACCTGACGATCCGCGACGATATGTCAGAGGTGGGAGAGATCATAGCAGAGGCAAACAGACTCGCGTCACTTGGCAAGGCAGATGTAATTGTGGTCGATTACCTACAAATTGTAACGATGCCGAACGCCGACAATCGTGAGCAAGCAGTAAGCGAACTATCACGCAGACTCAAGTTGACAGCACTCAAGGCAAACTCCGTGGTGCTGACTGCATCGCAACTCAACGACGATGGAGCGGTGCGGGAGTCACGCGCAATTGGGCATCATACAGACTTCCTGCTCATCATCTCGCATCCTGACGATAGAAAGAAAGAAGCTCCGAGCTTCCGCAAGACAGCACCAGCGCAACCGACATCACGCATCCGCATAGACAAGAATCGCCGAGGTCAACGAGACGTGTTCGTGCCAGTCAAAATGCGCGGAGAAATTTCACGCTTCGAGGAAATCCATGAATAAAGATCACGCATACGAGCATTGTCTCATGCTTCTCGAAACAAGCATTGGAATATGGGAGAACCGCATCCAGACTCGATTTGCGCTGGCAGAGAAAAACTATCAAGAGGCAAGAAAAATATATGAAAAAAATTTCAGCGAGTCTGCAAGCGGTTCAGCGGACATCGAAGACCGCAAACCTACTATTGATGCGGTTTCGGAGTGGGATGCTTTTTTTGAAAATAATGTTGACCCGTTTTAGCAATGCTGTAGATTCATCCCCAAGCAAGGCACAACGCCGAGCGAATAAAACAATACATACATACATCAAATGAAAACGAAAAAAACCCAACTCGAAATCTTGAACGATATTTATGACCAAGATTTGAAAGCAAGTGACTCTCAAAAAAGCAAGTGGTTTCAAACTGATGGTTTCGGCAAGATCGAAGTATGGAATTTCATCGAATGCCATCGTCAAAATGCAGAGCAGGATGGGAACGATCTTGTATGTCACATTCGTTGCGCTCTTTCTGACGAATGGAATTCCCCAATTGCAAAATTTTTTATTCGCAAAGGATTCATCGTTTGATTCATAACTAATAAAAACATTTCTTCACAATCAATAAATATATATGACAATCACAATGACACCGCTGGCTGAAAGACTCTTGGCAGAATTCCCGCAGGACTTCCAAGAAGGCGCAGATGCTCAAGACAAGATCGAGCAAGGCATGGATGGAGGAGAACGCGCCAAAACAATTTGGGCAATCGTAGAGGAAAACACTGAAGACGCACTATCACCAAAAGACTTTGCATTTTGGATCGGACAAGGCTATGGAACAATCTAAACCAAACCCCGGCAGCAAGGCGGCAATTAAAGCAGGCTGCACTTGTCCTGTCATGGATAACGAGTATGGCGCAGGCTACATGGGCACGGAGGGAGTTTACATTTACTCCGCAGGATGCAAGCTCCATAAGCCAGACAATAATTTAAACAAACAAGACAATGACAACTGAATACGCACAACAAAATGGATTTGTTCCGCTAACTAATGGCTATAAACTTCCACGGGAGAAGTGGATGATGGATAATGCCATTAAGGACGCGCAACGAAACAATAAAGAGATTCTTGTTGTCTTCACAGACGAAGGCGCAGAACTCTGGCAGAAACCAAAAGCAAAACAACCAGCAACAGAACAAGAATAAATATGGAATACGACAACACAAATCGCGGATCGCTCTTCAAGAACGATAAGAAGGAACAAGACAGTCACGCCGATTACAACGGCAGCATCAACATCGAAGGCACAGAATACTACCTCAACGCATGGATCAAGGAATCCAAAAAAGATGGCAAGAAGTTCTTCAGCCTGTCAGTTAAGCCAAAAGCTAATCAAAACGCGCCACAGGGCAAATCTGCGCCAGCAAAGCCTAAATACGAAGGACGCAAGAAAGACGAAGACGATGAACAAATTCCTTTTTGATTTGACAAGTGTTCCGTTTTGATTTTAATTAGAGGCATGAAACAATGCTTCAAATGTAAACGCCATCTTGAGTTGTTTGAATTCTACAAGCACTCAATGATGGCAGACGGACACTTAAACAAATGCAAATCTTGCACAAAACAAGATTCAGAAAACAGGCGCAAATATAAAGAACAAGATATAAACTGGGTTTTATCCGAAAGAAAAAGACACAGAGAAAAATCAAGAAAATATAGAAGCGATGGAAAAAATGTTAATAAATCAAATTTGCAAAATAAAAAATGGTGCGAAGAAAATCCAGAAAAAAGAAAGGCACATAATGCAGTTAAAAATGCATTAAGGTCTGGGAAAATGCATCGCCATCCTTGTTGTATTTGTGGGAATAAAGCACAAGCACACCATGAAAACTATTCAAAACCGCTGGATGTTATATGGCTATGCTCAAGACACCATGCTGACAGGCATATTGAAATAAACGAAGAGAAATTGAAATCAACTATTCCGTTCTGATCTACAAGGTGTAGATACTGGGGGGAGCGCATCCACTCAAACGCTCAACATACTATGAATGACTATTGGAATGACCCACCAGAAGAACCAGAGGTTCCCGAATGCTGCAACGAAGTAATGGATGTTGATGACCATGGCAACTGCTCATGCAGCAAATGTGGCAAGATAATCAAACAACTACCAGACCCAGACCCTAAATACTTCTTAACCGGACTTCAATGAACTGGACTCCAGACCAACTCGCACAGAAAGGCTACCAACTCAATGCAGATGGATCATATTCACCTAAACCTCAAAGGCTACTTAACACCTTCGCTCAACAAGCTCTTAAACAAACACTGGACGCACTACGCGAAAGAGAAGAAGCTCGCAGCAGACGCACTCGCATCCGCATTACAAGATATTCTTGCAGACCACTCGATTGCGACAACTACGCAGGAGGTTGTAAACCAATTATTGACCAACTACGTTATGCTAAACTTATCCGCGACGACTCGCCGGAAGATATCGAAGTCGAGTTTAAACAGGTTAAAGTCAAAACCAAAACCCAAGAACGCACGGAAATCGAAATCAACGAGACTCGTTGAATGAGATAGCAACTTAACACAAGTGAGCTTTCGAGGAAACATCACACTTAATCACCTCGGTTTCCGAGATGATACTGACAACAAAAATCATGTCAAGACTTTTTTGACAACAACTTTCACCTGCAATATAAATAACTTATGAGCGAAGAAGTTACGAAGCAGACTAAAAAGCAAGGAAGACCAACTATTTTCACGCAGGAAATAGCAGACGAGATATGTGAACGCCTCGCTCATGGTGAAACATTACGCAAAATGATCCTTGATGATCATATGCCAGCGTCCTCTGCTATCTACAGATGGCTTGAAAGTAACGAGAGTTTTAGGGAGCAATACGCACAAGCGCGAGTCAAGCAAGCGGACTACTATGCCGAGATGATTGTTGACGAAGCGTTCAACTCACATGACGCAAGCATTGGCCGTCTACGCATGGACGCTCTGAAGTGGGCGGCATCAAAGATCGCTCCAAAGAAGTATGGAGACAAGATCGAGCTTGAGTCCAATAACAACCAGAATCTGACGCTATCGTTCAACATTCCGAACCGGGGCAATGAGCGTGAAATCATCGAACTTGAAGACACTGAACGCTTAACGCTGGAACAGGGCGAGAAGTAGTCAATTATCTACTACACAGGTTATATGAAGTTATCAAATCAAAACGAAATGGAACTGCTTGCTGAAAAGCAATATACAATGGAAATCGAGGATGAGATTCATAGCCTCAATTCCGTCATCAAGGCACTTCGTCGCAATGCCGCCGAGGATAACTGCTACATTGACGCACTTGAGGAGGCTATCAATGACGCTAAAGCTGCCTTCCACGCAGGAGCATCACCATCAGATATGTATAACGCACTAACACGCACAGAGATCAAAACTAAATAACACATGAAACATTTCCCTATACTTTTAACTGTATTATTTATTGGGCTTAAACTTGCAGGAATTATATCGTGGTCATGGATTTTTGTTTTATCTCCACTTTTAATTTGGGTTTCAATAGTTGCTTTTCTTCTTTTCATTTTAGGCATTTGTGCATTTGTAGGTAAAAAGTTTTAATAAATAACATGAGATTCCATATCCTCGGATTACCGCACACAGTTACAAGCAAGGAATTTAACGCCTGCGCCTATACGCAGAAGGTAGTTAAGTTCGGAAAGATGATGACATCCCGTGGTCACGAAGTGATCCATTACGGGCATGAAGATAGCGTTCTGGACTGCACGGAGCATGTATCTGTGCTGACCAACGATGACTTCCAGAAGTCCTATGGCTCGCATGACTGGCGCAAGACCTTCTTCAAGTTCGACATGAATGACCATGCGTATCGGTCATTTTTTGCCAATGCCATCAGAGAGATCGAGCATCGCAAGGAGAAGCATGATTTCATCCTGCCATTCTGGGGTTCTGGTGTCCGTCCAGTCTGTGATGCTCATCCAGACCTTATCTGCGTTGAACCGGGCATAGGCTACGCAGGAGGTCACTGGGCAAGGTGGAAGGTGTGGGAGAGCTATGCCATCTATCACGCTTATTGCGGCCTACAGAGCGTTGGTAGCTGCCGACAAGATTGGTATGATGTTGTCATTCCAAATTATTTTGATGTCGAGGATTTCGACTTCAATAGCGACAAGGAAGACTATTTCCTCTACCTCGGAAGGGTATACTCTGGCAAAGGTGTTGATGTTGCTATACAGGCAACGGAGCGTGCAGGAGTCAAGCTGGTAATCGCTGGTCAGAAGGAAGAAGGCTACAAGCTACCTTCGCACGTTGAGTATGTAGGCTACGCTGATGTCCCGACGCGAAAGAAGCTCATGGCAGGCGCAAGAGCATCGTTCCTGCCTTCCATGTATGTCGAGCCATTCGGAGGCGTGCAGATCGAGAACCTGCTGTCTGGCACTCCAACCATCACCACTGATTGGGGTAGCTTCGCGGAAAACAACCTGCATGGCATTACTGGCTATCGTTGCCGCACAATGGGGGACTTTGTAGATGCTATCAAAAATATTGACTGCATCAACCCATATGACTGCCGCAAGTTTGGCGAGAACTTCACTTTGGAGCGAGTTGCACCAATGTATGAGAAGTATTTCAGCGATGTCCTTGATGTTTACACTGGCGATGGATGGTATGCTAAAGGAAACGGCATCGATGCCATGACGAGGTTCTATCCGAGCATTATATGAGCGACTACACATTTGAATCGGCATACTGGGGAGACTGCTGCAATACATTCGATGAAGACCAAAAGCACTATGTCTACGCGAGATACATGGGGCTGAAGCAGGTTGGCTACTCGTTCGATGTAGCAGGCGCGAGGATCATTGACATAGGTGGTGGCCCGACATCGATGCTACTCAAGACAATTAATCTTGATAAAGGATTGGTTGTTGATCCGCTGGAGTATCCGAAATGGACATATGATAGATATGCGGCAAAAGGAATTGATTGCTTGGTCTTCCGTGGTGAAGATGTCATCGAAGAAGGATTTGACGAAGCATGGATATACAACTGCCTCCAGCATACCGACGATCCAGAGCTGATCATCGAGAACGCACTGAAATCAGCAAAGACACTGCGAATCTTTGAATGGGTCAACATACCGCCGCACGATGGGCATCCAATTGAGTTGACAAAATTGAGACTGGACGCATGGATCGGCAAGGTAGGTCAGACGATTCAGCTTGCGGAGTCTGGATGTTTTGGTAGAGCATACTTCAACACATATACACAATGAGTAATACAACACCATACCAGCAGTTCGTAAATTCCATCGTCAAGCCGGGAACGGAGATCGTGAGGCAGTTGACACCACAGCAAGCGCACTTGTTGCACATGGCAGTAGGAGTATCTGGCGAGGCGGGAGAGTTGCTTGATGCCGTCAAGAAGCATTGCGTCTACCAGAAGCAGATTGATCTTGACAACATCAAGGAGGAGGCGGGAGACATTCTGTTTTATCTGACTGGCCTACTGAACGAGCTTGACTTGTCGCTTGAAGATTGCATTAACGCGAACAAGGAGAAGTTAAGCAGACGCTATTCTTCTGGCAGCTACAGCAACGAGCAGGCTATTGCGAGGGCAGACAAGGTTGAAGAGGTCAAGCAAGAAAAATCAATTCCAAACATTGAAGATGACTTTGATGATGTCGAGATTGAGCGAGTTGCCTGCAACCTCGGTGAAGAGTGCGAGTCCTGCCAATGAGCGACTGGGATCAATACGCGCTTGGCATTGCCGAGGTAGTTGCGAAGAAAAGCAAAGACCCGTGGAGGCAGGTTGGTGCTGTGTTGTTGAGGCATGACAACACGATTGCGGCTTGTGGCTACAATGGGTTTCCAGCGCATATGGTGGAGGACTGGAGTGATCGTGAGCGCAGGAGGAAATATGTTGTGCATGCGGAGCAGAACGCATTGCGCCATGTCAAGCCAAATGAATGTCGGTTGATTGCGTCTACAACGCTGCCTTGCAATAATTGTTTAAAATCTCTTGCATCATACGGAATTCGTCGTATCGTCTACCGCGAAACCTATCCAACGGATGAATCAACGATTCTTCTTGCGGCAGATTTCGGAATAGAATTAATAAATATATGAATAAAACACCAGAAACGGATGACCTTGCTCGCGGGAACCATGTCGTTCCTACAGAGTGGGCAGAGCAATTGGAACGCGAGCGCGATGAGGCGCGAGGGGAACTAAACGCTTTGGCGACATCTATTCAAAAATCCGAGTATTCTGACGCAAAAGAATTTGAGTTATTGGGATCTGTCGCAGGGGTTATTTCTCAAATCGACAATATGTATGCCGGAGTAAGGCAACAGCGCGACGAGGCGAGGGCCGATGCGGCCAAAATTGCGGACATTTTGTCCGGATTGGAACTCCGTTCGACTGAGGAGCTGGCAAGGCTGGAGCAGGAGCGTAATGAATGGCGCAAAAAATTTGAACTATCTGTTGATGCTGTGGAAATAGCTGCACGATTAGCGCGATCCGAAAGCGAGCGAGACGAGGCGCGGGAAGCATTCAAAATATCTTACAACGAGCGAGTCCAAATGGAACTTGAACGAGACGAGGCGAGGAAGAAATACGATACGCTTGCAGTAGAAAATATGCTGGAGGTTCATAAACTTTGCAAAGAGCGAGATGAATGGGCTGCAATGTGTGGTCGATATAAACAAGAACGCGACGAGGCGAGGGATATTATTAGAAAAGCAAAAGCAAAATTTTGCGAAGATGGGGAAGATGGTAAGATAGCTTCTGAAATGTTTTCAATCCTTATAGGAAATATATGAAAAAATCCGAACTATGGGCTAAATATGTTGATAAAAATCCGTCATTTGATGGGTTAGGAACAGTAACGATGTCAGCAAGAGGATTGCGTAAGATGTTTAACCAGACTTGGGACATTGCGTTTGAAGCTGGATTTAACCAAGAGTTTGAGGATGACGAGAATGAAGATGATTATCCAGAACCAATTAGGAATAGCGAATCTGCAATAAACATCTTTGATACGATATTCGGAAAACGATGAATTCACTTGAACAATACATTGAATATGAAAAACTTGATCCAGTTAAAGCGATGAACGCATTACAAGATCACGGAATAATTAGCGACAACTGCATTGAAGCAAAAGATGTTGTTGACGCTGGAGTTGCAGTAACTTGGTTAGATCAAAACTTTTTTAAACTATGAGCGGAGGACATTGGGATTACATTCAATATAAGTTGGAAGATATTGCCGACGAGATTGAGAGAATTGTTCAAGAGAACGATTCTAATGAGGTCAACGAGTGGGGAGATCGTATTGGAAAGAATTACAAAGAAGAAACGCTTTACGAGTTTATGCTTGGCGTGACTTTCATTCTTGCTGCTGCGACATACATTAGGCGGATTGATTACCTGCTATCTGGCGACGATGGCGAGGATGGATTTCATGCAAGACTAAACGAGGACATGGGATATGAAGAAGGGTCGGAAGAATCTTAAAACATATTTTCCCGGCAAGGACTGCAAGTGCCATGCGTATGATGCTGGCGAGTGTGGATGTATTGCGGATTGGACTCCTAAGGAGGTTTACAAACTTCGATACGAGAACGAGGATTTGAAATCACTTTGTAAGGAGTTCTTGGATATTCTGAATATCGTTGAGGTAAGCGATAGCGAAAGAGAGTTCCATCCAACGCGAATTACTTCATGTCGTGTGCAGGATGGTGTAAGGATAAACAAGATTCTTGCACATATCTGTCGAATTGTGACAGATTCTTGCAAAAAATGACAATGAAAACGAGTTTTTGGGATCATAATGGCAAACCATCTGTTTTTGTTGTGAAGGAAAACGGAAAAGAAATTTATAGAGGCGGATTTGAGGAAGGATATAAACTTGTAAATATGAGCATAGAACAAGAAATCACAAAGCTAACACAGGAATGGTATGACTTGATCGGAGGAGATCATCACAAGGATCGTGACTGCCATTGGTATATTGAAACCAAGTGGAGTTATGGTCAGAGTCCGATATATAAAGTGATCCATAATGGCTATGTCTTGGATCAAATTGAGGAGAACTGGAGTAGTTATGAAGGCGCATTGAATAGGTTGCGCGAAATTCTTGTTCAAGCTATTAAGGAAGAAAATGAGTT